GTAATACTTATAATGGATCTAACACGACATTTAATTTAGGCACGCAAGTTGGTGCCGCGGCACAGCTCTTAGTATCTCATGATGGGGTAATACAAAAACCCGGGACAGATTACAGTTTAGCCACAGGTGGCACACAGATCACTTTTAGTACAGCTCCTGCATCTGGTGCAAGTATCTTTATCGTGGAGATATCTGGTGCAGTGGGTGGCACAATTACACCAGAAGATAACTCAGTAAGTTTTGATAAATTTACAACAACAACAAAAGGTAGACTAATTGGTTTATCTATGATATTTAGTAGCTAGGAGGCATACATGGCAACACCAAATTTAGTCAATATAGACACAATCACCCCTGTTTTAGACGCAGGTGCTGTTACAACAAGTAGAGCGAATATTATTGATGTTACAGCAGAGTTTGTAGCAAAAGTAAATTCATTAATTATTGCTAACATTGATGGTAGTAGCGCGGCAGATATAACAGTTGAGGTCAGTGTGGATAATGGTTCAACTTATTTTGCCATTGCTAAAACAGTTTCTGTTCCAGCGGACGCTTCGATCGTAGTTATAGGAAGAGACAACTTTTTGTATTTAGATGAAACTGATCTATTAGCCGTAACCGCATCAGCGAACAGTGATTTAACTTATGCTGTGTCTTATGAGCTTATCAAAGATGCTTAATGGCTCATTTTGCAGAATTAGATTCTAATAACAAAGTATTACGAGTTGTAGTAATTAGTAATGAGAATGTTGCTTCCAACGGAGGCGATAAGTCAACTCAAGCAGAAACTTTTGTAAAAAATTTATTAGGACACTCAGAAAACGGTGTTACGTGGAAACAAACATCTTATAACAGAACATTTAGACGTAATTTTGCCGGACCAGATTCCGTGTATGATCCTTCAAGAGATATATTTATTCAACCAAAACCATTTCCCTCTTGGGTAGAAAATTTAAAAGGAACTTCAGAAGATGGTTATTCAGACTGGGATGCTCCAGTTGCGTGGCCGGGTGCTGATGTAGAATACACAGACCCTTGGGGTAATAAAGCACCTTACTATTGGAACTGGAATGAAGATAATAGTAGATGGGAAGGTACAAAAATTTATGATAAAGATGAAAACGACGGTGGTATTTTTAAACCAGTTTATTGGGACAATAGCACATCAACCGCGAAAGATATATAGGAGGTAAACATGGGAGCAGTACAAGGTGGTGGCGGATTAGGTAAGGGTATAGATCCTACATCTGGAACACAATCAGCAAAAATTTCAACATTTAATTCATCTGGGCAATTCACTGCCCAAACCTACACATCACAAGTAGATTTGTTAGTTGTTGCCGGTGGCGGCGCTGGTAATCTTGCCGGTGGTGGCGGCGGTGCTGGAGGATTTAGAACTATTACAAACAATCCTGTCGCTGGAGGCACAACATACACAGTTACGGTGGGAGCTGGAGGAGCTGCCAACATAGCACAAGCCGCTTCTGGAAATAGAGGAAATGATTCTGTTTTTGATAATCCAGCGGCACCAATAACATCTACAGCAGGTGGTAGTGGTTATCATGGTAATTATTCAGGTGAAACTCCAGTCCTTTCAGCGGCACAATCTGAAGGTGGTTCTGGTGGCGGTGCTGGCATTAATGGTAATATACCGGGTCCAGCAAGTAATCCGGGATTGCCTCTTGCAGGAGAGGGTAATACTCCCCCAGTAAGTCCTTCTCAAGGAAATCCGGGAGGCGGAGGAGCAAGCGGTGGTAATCCATCACATGATGATAGAAATGTTGCAGGTGGTGGAGGCCGCTGGTGGTTCAACAGATAATTCTGCAAATCCAACTGAAGGTGCCGCTGGTGGCGCTGGAACAGCAAGTAGTATAACAGGTTCTCCTGTTACATATGCAGGTGGCGGTGGTGGCTCTGGCTCAACTAGTTCTGGTAATGCTTCCGGAGGATCTGGTGGCGGAGGTAATGGGGCTGAGGGTTTTGGTCATCCCGGAGGTTCTACTGATGCACCCGGTGTGTCTGGAGCAAGTGATGCTACTTCTGGACAAGCTAACACAGGTGGCGGTGGTGGCGGTGGCGCTAGAGCCAACGGCGGAGCTGTAGCTGACCCCGGTGCTGGTGGATCGGGAATTGTCGTTGTAAAAGAAGCGGCAACACCTTTTATAGCCGCACCCGGAATATGGACATTAGCAGACGTTGCAAAATTTGAAGCCGCGGATGAATGGCCGACATAGTAAAAGAGTACAAATATAAAACTTTTTTTGACACTTTTAATATAAATCCAGAAAATATACCGTGGTATTTTATTGATAGTACCTCAAATGTTGATTATTTAAAATTTTTACATAAAGATACTTTAAAACTAATATCTGAAAATCCACAATTAGTTCATAATTTAATCCATAACGAAAATTTAGATGGAGATTCTTTTTTAAAAAATCAATCTGTAAAATATGTGTTTGACTTTTGTGAAAAAAATCAAATACCTATAAAAAAAATATTACGCATAAAATTAAATTTACTTTTAAAAAATAACACAAAAACTAACTTTTTTCACACTCCTCACGTTGACAATAATCAACAACCTCATAATGTTTTATTGTTTTATCAAAATGATTCTGATGGAGATACTGTTGTTTTTAAGGAAAAATTTAATCTTTACAAAAATCAAAAATTGTCTATAAGCAAAAGGATAAAACCAAAAAAGGAGAAAGTTATTAATTTTAATGGTTTTCATTGGCATACTAGTTGTAGTCCTTTGCAAAACAATTTTAGAATAGTAATGAACGTAAATTATGTTGTTTGAGAATGACTACTGGTTTTTTAAAGGTCATTTACCGCCAAAAATATGCGATGAAATAGTTTCTTACGCTTTATCTAAAAAAGAACAAGAGGGTGCAACAGGAACTCCTACAGAAAGCACTTCAGAAAAAGAAAGAAAAAAAATAAGACAATCTAATGTTGTTTGGTTAGACGATCGGTGGATATATGACATATTACAATCATATGTAAAAACAGCTAATCAAAACGCTAATTGGAACTTTGATTGGGATTGGTCAGAAAAAATACAATTTACAAAATACAAATTAAATCAATTTTATGATTGGCATCAAGATGCTTGGGATAAACCTTATCCAAAAAGTTTTGGTCCTAATCAAGCTGGTAAAGTTAGAAAACTTTCTATTGTTATTACTTTAGTTGATGGTTCTGAATACGAGGGTGGAGACTTGGAAATGAATTTTAGACACAAGAGTAAAGTCGATGAAATAAAAACCATAAATGAAATTAGACCTAAAGGTTCAGTAATCGTATTTCCTTCTTATATTTTTCATAGAGTAACTCCTGTAACTAGAGGTACAAGATATTCTTTAGTTAATTGGAATTTAGGATTTCCATTTAGGTAATGAAAATTTTTCCTATACTTAAAAATGATTTATTTCCTTTTTTAGTTATAGATGACTTTTATTCTGAAGATCAATTAAATTTAATTTGGAAAGAATTAGATTTTTTGTATGATAAGATTAAACCAGAATATGAAATAGTTGCTAAACGAAATGGTGAACCCATAGCCTCTGTAAAAAGAATTTATTTAGATAGTCTATACAATCATAGAGAAACATCAAATATTTTAAGTATTTTTCCACAAAGTCTTTATCGTAAAGAGATTGCAGATACGTACGTTAAAAGCGTGCCATCAGGAATAAATTTTGCTACATCTAATTCTGACTCTACTCAATTAGGTTACTATGAGCACAAAGATGGTTACAAAGCTCACACTGACACAACTCAACACACAGTTCTAACATGGTTGTTTAAAGAGCCAAAAAAATTTGAGGGTGGTGATTTAATTTTTACACAATCAAAAATAAAAGTTGATTGTTTCTATAATAGAACTGTTATATTTCCATCTTGGTATTATCATGCTGTTTCTGAAATAAACATGAAAGAGGAGGATAAAGATAAAGGGTTAGGCAGGTGGGCCATAACTCATTTTATTAATTTTAAAAGTATAGCCGTACACAAGTGATAAAAAATTTAATTCAACAAGGTTCAATTATAACTTTAATTCATTTTTTACATAATTACAAAGAGTTGGATGAAAAAAAAGAAAGATATACATATGATCCAATGTATCAACCTTGCGCACATTATGGAAATAGATTTCAAGCGCAACCGACTTGGGAAACAGAAGAATTAAATAAAATAGACTTACACATGTTTGAATCGATAAAAGACCAAATACAAAAATTATTTACAGAAAAAATAACAAAATTTAAATGTAGAATACGTTTAACGTTAACAAGTGAGTTAAAAAAATCTGTTCAATTTAAAAATAA